CCGCCTGTAGATAGGCGGTTTCTTCAGGAGTTACGTCCTTCTGTGCGCGATTAGTGATACGAAGGTAAAACCAGCGATCCGCTTTCGGGATCAGGTTTGCGCTCAGCCCATTGGCGAACATCTGGTTACACCACACAGCTGTATCATCATACAGCTCCCGTGAACCATCCTCCTGCATAGGGGTATGCCCGTGGTCGAACTTATCAGAGTTCGGACGGATATACCTCTGTGCATCATAGAACATGCTGTCGAGGTTAGACCTCAACACTTTAAGCTCCGCGTATCTTTGCTGTAGTCTAACCATATAAGCTAGACCCACCGCCTAGTGCAGAACGTCCTTGGACTTTCTTCTTAGCTACCGCTTTACGAGCGGTAGCAGTCCTTGCACCCATTAACCCTGTAGATGTAACTTTGGTAGAAGGTGCAGACGCCTGCTTAACTGGTCTCCGCGCCAACGGCGTTGGTGGAGGGGGTGGAGCAGGAGGTGGTGGAGGTGGAGGTGGTTTCTTTGGTTTTGAGCCCATAATTTGATATACGTTTTAAAGTGTCCCAGCCGAAAAATTTTTCTGAGTTCGGCGTGTTCATCTTTTGATATCTAGTGAATGCTACCCTGTCAAGCGGAAATGGTGCAAGTTCCATAAAGAGCGCAACTTTCTTGGAAGGGTCTCGACTTGCAGCGTAAGCAACCTTCCAGTAACGACCAATCTCATCCTCAAGAACTTCAGCCATGAGTATGTGCTCTGGTGAACTCCAGAAGTATCGCTCACCACCGTGTGGGCAGTTCAAGTAGTAGTCCTGCAGCCACACGAACTCTTGTCCTTGTGTGTGGTACAGCACAACAGCTTCGTCTAGTAAGGACAGTCGGTAGTCATCACCAACTAAGGTTTGCAACTTGGTACTCATGTTTGGTTTTCTTTTTGTCTAGCTTCGGCTGCTTGAGACCAACCGCCAATGTTCTGAAGGCGTCTGCTCCGTGGGAGTTGTTGTCGTGGACTGGGGATTTTCTAAAAACACCACGAGAGCTATCAAACTCCTTGTGGTAGCCCTTCAGAGCCTCGATTCCTGAGTAACAATCGTTCTTTGAGAACCAGCACTTCGGTAGAATGTTGCGAACGGCTTCGATGCCGTCAATGATCGACAGCTTCTTGACTGTCGTAAATTTTAATCCCAGCCCTCTGGCTGTCTCCAAGCGAGACTTACCTGTTCCAAGTTCTCGCACCTTGATGTCGTGCGGGGCATAATGCTTCCCGTACGTCACATCTTTCTGGACTGACCACCTGTGTAGCTCCCGCGCATAGTGGGGTAGTCCCTCCCCGCTGTTCTCGTAGTAGTTTACCACACGTATCTCGTTACGATACAGCTGGACAAACCAAATGGTTGTCGCGTCGTCCATGCCCAAGTCCCACGCCGTGTGTACTGGTAGCAGTGGATCGACCGCGATGGTCTCTACAATCCGCTTGTCCTTGTAAGCCTTGTTGATCTGCGATCCGTAGTACGCTCCTTCGACTGGGGTCTTGAACGAACACATGTACTCCGACTGGAATCGGGCTTCGTTGTTCAACTCGTTGCGAGCTTTCCGAAGGTTATCAGGGTCAATAGCCTTCGTGTCTTTGACTGACAGGTGACTACTGTACCATGTGCTGTCGGCTTTTGCCCTCAACAAGATCTTGTAGAAGTGGTTCTCTCCACGAGGTGTGCCGTTGAACAATGCCCAGCCCCCGTTCTCCGCAAGGATGGGGTTGATTAACTGCCACGCGCTGGGGTCGGAGATACTGTACTCCGAGAACACTACACCCACGGGGTTAGCACCCACCATTTTATCGGGGTCGTCAGAGCCCATTAGCTGGATGATCGAACCATTCTTTAGGTGGATTCGCATCTCCTGCTCACTCTTCTTCTCGACTAAGTCTCTTGGGAAGTAGTCGATAAACTTCTTGCCCTCGCCAGTCATGCCGTTCCATACGATTCGGCGTGCCTGATTTCCGTAGGGCAACACATACCAGTAAGTACCAACACGCTGCAACGCCTTGATCGCAACAACGTTCACACAGGTCAAATCCTTACCTGCACGACGATGCCACGCAACGACTGCTCGCAGGCTGCGCTTCTTCTGAGACATGTACTTTAGTAATGGAAGCTGATAAGGTCTCGGCTCCCATCCTTGTGCGGGGACACTAATATTCATCTATATCATCTAGGTCGTCATCATCTAACTCAGTCCACTCCCAATCATCATCTACCTCCCCACCATCACTGATGAACGACTCATGATACTTTGTTGCAGAATTAAGTAGACCAGAGGCTGCATAAGGATCGCTGAACCGCACATCATATGCCAACGGAGTGTCGTCGTCACTCGCGATTACAACGTAGTGCCGAAAGTGTTCTCCCAGTATGGCGACCGCCTGTTCAATTGGTTCAGTACTCATTTTTCTCTTCTTCACTTAGAAACTCACCATAATCTTGGTCACTGTCAAGCACTTCCGCGTCAACTACGCTGGCTAAGTCTGCTTTGGATACCTTACTGTAGTCCACAGTCATTATCTTCATCTCCCCTGTAATGTTCTGCTGGACGTCCACACTCTTAAGCTTCGGCTGAGTGTAACTTGCAAGTTCCTTCCAGATAGAGATCTTCTCTTTCAAGGGTACTTCTGAATTAGTGGTATAGTTCATCAACTCCTCGATCGGGTTGATACCCTTATCCGCAAACATGGCAAGTAGAGCCTTACGCTGCTGGGCAGGCGTAGGAGCCTGACTCATCATATCAAGGAACTGTTGCTTGATGCTCAGCTCTTTTTCTACCTTACCAAGCTCCTTTTGAGCTGTCTTCATGTCGTCTTCTGCTTTCATACGTTTACGATGACACCTAGTCCTTTTGGCATTCTGTTGCTTTACTACCTGCTTGGGCGTCTTGCCTGCAGCATAGGTTCTTCCGTCTGGTTTCTTGGTTGGCACTTCTATATGTAAATCAAGTAGTAGGTACAATGTCAAGTCTGTCACACTTATCACACTTGCATCACACTTTATTAGGGGGGGTGTGACTAACTCTATTATATGATTATTAAGGACTTAGAGAATCTGTCACACAAATCACACTTTATTAGGGGGGGTGTTACAAGTATTCACTAGGGGGTCAGAAAAAGTGTGATTTGTGTGATGAATTACGTAAGTCGTTGGTAAAGGTACTGTTTAATAAGTCACACTTGTACTCAAAAAGCGTGATACAAGTGTGATAAGTGTGACAGATTTCGCAATAATTGCCAATACTGCTGAACACCTGAGCACTAGATCACCCAAATTCCTGAAAATTGAAAAATGGATTCGCAGGTAGGGACTCCTTGTTTGCCGTTTCATCCGTTCCCCCCATGGGGGCTGTCCGTTGACCCTGCTGCATTACGCATTGGTTCTCCGTAGTGCAACCTTCACCCACTCAACCACCGCCCAAGATTCTCTGCTCCACGATTCTCTGCTCAAAGTTACAATCATCTTGCTCCACCATCCGTGCCCCTACAGAAACCACGCCCCTCGTAGCATGACGCATCGGCGAGATATGTCGTTGGTAGCCAGCGGCTTGCGCCTGTTCCAAGGCATTGAGTTCCCAGTCCACTGTTATAAGTTACCCTATCACTCAGGCATGGACATGCAACCCGCGATCCTGCAAGCACTTACACACAGCCGACGACCATACACAACCCCCACACCATAAAGCAAGGGGACTTTTCAGTCCACCGCTGGTGAGGCTAAGGAAGTCATCGACAACTGTGTCCATCCAGCCCTTTGCGCATGTCATACGTCACTATCACCATCAGCACCACGCTTGAGCGGAGCGTCGCACCAGACCTAGGAATAATAAAAGACACCGTCCTTTGAGCGGACTGTGATTGGATGCTCTTTGTGCACCTGCAACTAGAGGACCGACTGCGACGACGTAACCGTCGGTTTGTTTTGGAATGACGGTTGTATCGGATGCTTTCTCATCTTTTTACATGTCGAATGTTTTTATGAGTTTTCTGAGCAGAATTGCTCTAAGAATCCTGTCAAGGTAGTATTTTGGTCGTTTTGCGTCTTGTCCTGTAAGCGTGTGATGGTCGTTCATCAAAGACTCGGCGTAAGCCCGTCACATCGAGCCGAATTTCGGCTACGAGATTATAACGACCAAAATCTCCACCTTG